TAAGAATGAAAATTAATCTCTGGTATTGTGATTCTATGAAGAAATGGCGTTGGACTTTATGTGATAGTTCACGCCCAGTTCGCAAGCAAGAATGTGGACAACAAGATGATTTGAGAGTTGCTATGAATGACATAGCAAATACTGTAGAATATATAATGAATCAGTAATTTCAATGGGATATAGCTCAATGGCAGAGCAGGGAGCTGTTAACTCTCTGGTTGCAAGTTCGAGTCTTGCTATCCCAGTCTGGGGAATTAGTTTAGTGGTAAAATGAGTGCTTTGCAAGCATTAGTCACCAGTTCGACTCTGGTATTCTCCATGTGACACAAGTTAAACTGGCACAGTAATTCACACAAACAGAGGAATTTGTGCTATGATTACAAAGTAATCAATAAAACACATGGCAACACGTTCTCGTATTGGACTGGAACTTTCTAATGGTTCTATTCTTTCTGTTTATCATCATTGGGATGGTTATCCTGAATGGTTGGGTCGTATGTTGAAGACTCACTATAATGGCAAATCTCTTGCTTCTGAACTAATTGATGGTGGTGACATGAGTTGCTGCTGGACTGATGATCGTTGGGATGATAGTGGTGTAAAAGGTGTTTATGGTCCTCAATACTATTCTCAACGTGGTGATGATTGTCCTCCTCGTCTTGATGCTGATTTGAGTGAGTATTTGTCAGATGGTGAAGAGTATTGGTATCTTTTCACTAATGGAGAATGGGTGTGTTATACTGAAGATCATCGCATTCTTAATGGTATAAAAGAAGTTGAAATTCCCTCTGGAGAACTTGCAGTATGATGCAAACTAAAGTTAAAAGAAAAATGGTAAATGTAGAACCAATTTCAAGTAAAGCAAAGAATAGATTTGCAAACATGATGGATAAACTTCATGGTTGTCATGTAGAGCAGGAAACTGATACTAAACTGTTTCTTGCATCTATTAATAAGAAATACTTTTTCTGGGTTGAGAAAGTAAATGATCCACACTGGAAGATCATTAAATGATTCAAAAATTAAATAATCCAAAGTCACAATTATATCTTGAGATCAAAGATTTAGTAACTGGTCCCAATTTTCATTGGTTTTATAAATTAAAATCAACTACAATTGATAATGAGAAATATAATAATATTTCTCTATATGGTCATTCATTCTTATCAAGATCTGAATCTGATTATGATAGATTCTATTCATTACCAAACTCAGAATATCTTGATAAAATACAATATTTTCTAGCAACAGCAGCAAAAGAAAATAATGTACAAATAAATTGTTTTTATAGAATCAATGCAAATGCTGTGCATCCAACTGATGTAGATAAATTAACAGTTCCTCACTATGATCATGAGTTTCCTCACAAGAATATGTTAGTCTATTTGACTGATGCTGGTGGTGAAACAGTAGTGTATAATGGTGATGGTACAATAGAAGAACATCATCCACAAGAAGATGATATAATTATGTTTGATGGTCTTCATTGTCATAGACCACCAAAAGACAGAAGAAGAGTAGTTTTAGTTGCAACTTTTATTTGAGAAAATGATTACATTTTTACTTGTTTGGATAGGTAGTGTATTAGGTATAATGTATATGAATTATGTTTTACATAAAAATAATCCAAAGTGTGAAGAACCAATTATTATGGAGAAGAAAGATGTTTGAAGCAATGATGCGATTGAGTATTGATGAAATGGAAGCACTTAAAACTGCTCTCCAGTTATTGTCAAAGAAAGAACAGAAACTCATGGAGAGTTCTGGTAAAGTAAGTTTGAGTGCATTGTATAATAAACTGCAAAGTTCAATAGAAGTCATTCAAATTAGGACACTTGATGAAGTGGCACAGTGATTCCCCACTGTGCCTTTTTTTGTGCTATCATACTTGTATGAATAAAACACAGATGAACTTCGCAACTTCCAATCTTTCTAAAATCAAACCCAAACTGCGCACTCAGGGTAATGTAACTGGCAATTTTGGCAAGAATAAAGTTAAAGCAGGATCTCCTATTCAAGGTCTTGGTGTAACTAAAGTAAAAGTAATTAATATCACAACTCAAGATGAATATCTTGCTAAAATGTATAAACTGTGGGATCTGGCAACTGATGCTAAGATGAAACAGTTTGCCTACACTGAAATTCGCAAGATTTTGATTCAGCGTGGACAGTGGTGAAACTGTCCACTATCCCTTGACTTTTTCCTCTGATTCTGCTATCATTACAAAGTAATTAACAAACAAATGCCTAACACTTATTCATTTACAGGTGATGCTGTTACCTTCCTTGGTTTGGTTGGTGTCATTAGCACTGCTATTATTATTGTCACTGCTTTTCGTCGTTATAGTAATTCTCCTCTTCGCAAATGAACTACAAATCAATTCAAGAATACGAGAAAGACCTCAAAGATGCAAAGAAAAAGTTTGATAAACTGACTAAACAGATTCGTAGGTGTAAGTCAGAGTATCAGTATGAAATTATGTGTGAAGATCTGGAAGATTGCAGGCAAGATATAATTGAACTGCAAATCCTCATCACAGAACTACGCAATAAGAAAAAACTTGCTGAACTTGAAGTAAATTAGGACAGTTTGTGAACTGGCACACAACCACTTGATTTTTGGGTGATTGTGTGCTATCATACATGTATGAACAAAATTGAAATGCAACTGCATCACATTAACAAAGAACCATTGCAAGAATGGTTTGAGAATAGTTGTAACATGTGGGCAAATCATTATAGTTTTCTGTTAGAACTTCCTTGGCACACTGAAGCAGATAAACAGTGGTACAGGGAACAAATCAACATGAATAAGATTTATGATGTTTAATAGTATGTGGAAGGGAATCTTTCTCTGTATGATTCTACTTTTTGGTGATCCATTTATTACACTCAAAGCAGAAACAATGAATGTGCCAGTCAATGAAGTGGCACACTATTGTCCCCAAACTTGATTTTGTGTGCTATGATGTATTACATCAACAGTTGAATGACAATGATTGACACTTGTAGATTGCATGATGATTTAGAAGATTTTGCATCCTATTTGGGTGTTGATTATGATGATTATTATCAACTCATCTATAATCTTCCTGATGAAGATGTGGAAGTTGAAGTAGAACTCACTGCTTGATTTATGGGAATGTGTTTGCCCTAAAGTTACACATTTCGTTAACCTTACCTTTTCTTGATTATGTCTACCAAACTGATGTCGATTGCTGCTGATCTTGCTGATACCAATGTCGCTGCTGCTCAACTGATTATGAGTCTGCAAAATGCACAAAATGGTGCTGAACTTGCTGATGCACTTGATGCCTATGACAGTGCAGTTCTGGATAGTGTGACTGAACCTGTTGCTGCTTGATGATAAATAGGGGCAGCAATGCCCCTCTTTTTTTATATTATTTTAGGACAATGACTCCCAACTGGATACACAATTCTGGTAAGAAAAAGAACCCCAAAGGTGTATCCAAGGGGCGTATTAAAGCACGCAAACAAGTGCTACAACATCTGAAAGAAAAATATAAATTAGTAAAATGATTCATCAGCACACATTACAAACAGCAGCAGCATTTGAGAGGGTAAATGACGCTCTGTTGGGTAAAACTGATGATAATTTGACAGAATTGATTGAAGACATTGAGTATTTGTTATACAAAGCAAAAGAAATTAATAATAATTATTTGTCTTGCACTTATGGGTATGATTATGAACCACACTACCCACAATGCAACCTAAATTGTTGATAAATTGTGCCACTTGATGAACTGGCACACGACCCCTTGATTTTTCCAGTATTCTGTGCTATCATACATTTATGATGAAAAATACAACTCTGACAACTGAAAAAGTAATTGACAAGATTGAGCAGTATTGTGATGTGCTGCGCACCAACTTTCAATCTTATGCTATTGATCGCCATAGAGAATACATTGCTAAAGATGAGAATGTAGATTATCACAGAGAACAGATTGATAAACTTTGCATGGGTGAAGGTGTTGATGAATACACCTATGTGAAGGGTAAAAAGTATGCTAAGATCATTCATGTTTCACATGGTCAGCGTAGTGCACATGCCTTTGTTGATCTTAACACTGGTGATGTCTACAAATCTGCATCCTGGAGTGCACCTGCTAAGGGTGTGAGGTATAATTTGATGGATGAAAAATCCTGTGAACAAATGTATCGACGTGCTGATTGGGCAGGAGGTTATCTTTACAAATGAAAGCAGCATTATTTTGTATCATCTCTCTGATGATTCTGAATGTGGTGAACTCTTGTGCAGACAAACAGATGCAACAAGATACACCCAAAATTGTCCAACAAAGTTATACAATGTGACACTTGATGAACTGGCACACACATGCTTGACTTTTTAGTGAATCTATGGTATCATACATGTATGAAAGATAAATTTATGACTGATTCCACTCTTGATCTTTTCTGTCAACATGCAGATGCACAAATGGCAGAAGAATACGCTATGGAACTTGAAGCAAAAGCAGCAGAATTGGAAATTACTGTTGACTATTACATGGCAGAGTTCCTTTGATTTTTAACATTATTATGCAAACCAAAACTAAGTTCAATCACCTTAATCTTCCTGCACTTGCAGACATCCCCACTGAAACTGTGGATGGTTCTCGTCGTTATGTGGTCAATGGCAAACTGTTGCCTTCTGTGACCACAGTTACTTCCTATCAGAACAGGCAATTTATTGCTGAATGGCGTGAACGTGTAGGTGAGGAAGTTGCAAATCAAATCAGTCAATTTGCATCAACTAATGGCACTAAGTTTCACAAACTTGTAGAGGATTACATTAACAACAATCAAGTGGAGTATGATACTGAAAAGTATGAAGTTGCACTGAAATTGTTCAATCAATTTCAACCATTGCTTGATGATGTAGATAACATTCATTATCTTGAATCTGCTCTGTATTCTGAACAACTTGGAATTGCAGGTCGTGTAGATTGTATTGCAGAATACAATGGTAAATTGTCTATTATTGACTTCAAGAGTTCTTCTAAACCAAAGCATGAAAGTCAAATCCAAAACTATTTTGTTCAGGAGACAGGTTATGCTATGATGTATGAGGAAATGTCTGGTCACAAAGTAGAACAAATTGTGACTTTGATTTCTTGTCATTCAGGTGAGACACAAGTTTTTGTCAAGAATCCTGCTGACTATGTTGATACTCTCAAGCAATACATTCAGGAGTATGTGAACAAATGATGCGTTGGAAATGTACAGTTAAGACTCCCTCCAATTATCTACAAACTATGTTTGTGGAAGCATACACTCACAGTGATGCAGTTGCATTTGTAGAGTCGCAAACTGGTGGCAAATGTATCATGGCAACTGTAGATAATGTGGGAACAAATGATGACGAACAAGAGTATTCTGGTTCATCATCAGGAATTGATGGTGGGTTTCTGTTACTTGCACTTGCTGCATTTATTATAATTGCAGCATGGAAGTATGTGCTGGTATTTGCTATTGCTGGTCTTGGTATTTGGTTCCTTCTAAATACACTCAAGAACTGACTTTTTTGCTAGTGTA